TGCCCCACCCCAACGTTCGCCATCGTGAGGCCGGCCATTGAGAACATGATCGTGGAAGGTTCGCCCTACGGCGTCAGCGTGTTCGAGGACGCCGTAGACGCCATCAAGGCCGTCGATCTTGCCTACGATGCCATCTTCTCGGAAGTGGACGTGGGCAAGCTGCGGGTGTTCCTCTCCGATCTGCTCATAGAGGAGACCGATGCCGGCGAGGGCGGCGCGAAGTCCATACCGTTCGGCAAGAGCGATTGCACGTTCTTCCGTAAGCTGGCCGGCAACGGCGACCTCATCAAGGAATTCGCTCCCTCCCTGCGCACGGAGCAGCAGGTGAAGGCCTACAGGACGGCGCTGCAGAGCTTGGGGGACAGCACCGGCTTCGGCCTGCGCTACTTCGACATCGATGAGTCGGGCGGCATCCGAACGGCCACGGAGGTCTCGTCGGACAACTCGCAGCTCATGCGCACCATCCGAATGCACGAGAACCTGCTGGGCGACGCCATAGCCCAGATCAGCCGTGCCGTGCTGCACCTCGCCAGAACCTACCTCGACGAGAGCCTACCCGAGAGCGGCACCGTCACCGTCAACTTCGACGACTCCATCATCCAGGACACCGCCGCCGAGAAGGCGCAGGACATGGCCGAAGTGGCCGCCGGCCTGATGCAGAAGTGGGAGTTCCGCGTGAAGTGGTACGGCGAGGAGGAGGCCGAGGCCAAGCGCAACGCCGGGGTCGATGTGATGGACATGGGCGACTAGGATGCTCGCCCCAGAGCAGATAACCGATGCCGCCGAGGCCGTGGCCGACGTGTACCGCCAGATCGAGGCGGAGCTTATCGATTACCTGGTGCATAAGATGATCGAGGGCGATGTGTCGGGCCAGCGGACGCAGACCGCCATAAACCTGCTTGCTCAGACCATGCCACCGGAGCTTCAGCGCATGATAGAGGCCCACAGCGACGAGATAGACGCGGCGGTGAGGAGCGAGGTGAAGCGCTCGCTCGCCGCGTCGGATGCCTTCGACCTGGCAGCCATGGGCGTAGCGTACGGCATGGCCGCCGACGCGCTCACGGCCCAGACTGCAGCTGTGGTGGCGAGCGCCAGGCGCATGGTTGCCGCCGACAACCTTGCTCTCTCGGAGGCCGCCCGGGCGAAGTTCGTCCAATGGTCAACGTGGGCCGTCACCCAGGTAGCCACGGGCAACATGACCGCGCCCCAGGCATTGAGGCGGGCTGTGCGCGAGCTGTCCGGCGAGGGCCTTGCGGTTCCGTTCGTGGCCTATCGCGGCGCCGACGGCAAGGTGACCGTGCGCAACCGCGTCGATGTGGCCGTGCAGCGCCACATAAGGACGCTCATAACACAGGGCGCGGCCGAGCTGACGATGGCCCGCATGAGGGAGAACGGCGTGGAGTTTGTGGAGGTTTCCAGCCACATAGGCTCGCGCCCATCCCATGCCGAGTGGCAGGGCCGCTGCTACCACGTGGGCGGCGCCGTGGAGGTTGACGGGGTGCGCTACGAGGACTTCGAGTTCGGCACGGGCTACAACGGCGTGTGCGGCCCCTACGCGGCCCTCGGCGACCGACTCCTCGGCGTGAACTGCCGTCACAGCTTCGCCCCGTGGGTGCCGGGAAGCCCTAGGGCCTACTCGCCGAACCCCGAGAGTCCCACTGGCCTTGACGAGGGGGAGGTGTACGACCTGACGCAGGGGCAGCGCCTGCGCGAGCGGAGGATACGCGAGGCCAAGCGCCAGCTCGCCGCAGCGCAGCGGCTCTACGAGGTGGATCCTACTCCCGAAAACCTTGCGGAGGTGACGAGGGCGAAGGGCCTGCTGCGAAACCGCCAGGAGAACCTGCGTGAGTACATCAGGGTCGCCAACGCCAAGTGCAAGCCGGGGACGCAGGTGCTCAAGCGCCAGCCCAACCGCGAGTGGGCGGGCGATATGCCCCGCCTCCTTTCCGACATCAAGATCGGAAGAAGCGTTGGAGCTGCCGCCTTCCGCGATGCCGTGCTGCTTCCGGACGGCAGCAAGACCATGATAAGCGAGGGAACGTCGTTGACCGGAGTAAGGGTCATTGCGGGCAACGGCGTGAAGCGCAAGATCGACTGCGAGGATGTTCTGGTGCAGCGCTATGGAGGAAAGCGCGGGCAATGGAAGAAGCTGCGGGGAACCGGGTACGTTGACGACCTGGGCATGAGCCGCCAATGCGAGCTTCACTGGTACGAAGGCGGGGACGGCAAAAGAGTTGATATGAAGGTCAAAAGGTTTTACTATTAGCGCCATGATAGTCAGATTCGAGGGAAATAGCGATCCTATGGGGCTGCTCAACGGCAAGGAGTACCGCGTTGAGTCCATCGAGTGCGGCTGGTACCGCATCGTGGACGAGACGCACGAAGATTACCTGTACCCGGCCAGATGCTTCGAGATAGTGGAGCAAGAGCCGGCCCCTCCCGTCGTGGCCCCCGCAAAAGCCCCGGCGTAGACCATCGGCCCCGCTTCGGCGGGGTTTTTCTTTGCGACACGCGCCCCATAATGCCTCCCGAGAGGAGGCGCATATGAGCGAGGCCGACGAGCAGATAGCCGTCATCGAGTACTGCGAGCTTCTTGGTATTCCCGTGTACCACATCCCCAACGAGGGAAAGCGCAGCGTTTGGGCCGGCGCCAACCTCAAGCGCCAGGGCCTCCGCAAGGGCGTTCCTGACCTGTGCGTACCCGTGGCCCGTGGCAAGTACCACTCCCTCTACATCGAGATGAAGGCCGATGGAGGCAAGATCGCGCCCTCCCAGGCCGAATGGATAGGCACCCTCCGCAGCCAGGGGATGTTCGCCGCCGTGTGCTACGGGGCGGACAGCGCCATAGAGCTTGTAAGGCGCTACATGGCCCTCGAAGTCCCCGAATAGGATCACTTTGCGACATAGGGAGCACAATGCCGAGCGGCAGGGGAGAGGCCGACATCTCCCGACTGGCGGGCGGCTTGCCGAAGGCCGCACCTAAGGGGCGCAGTGAAGCGCCGAACAAACTCTAGGAGAGAGGCTTGGCAATGACTACTGAGAACCTGGGAAACGAACCCACCGGGCAGAACGAGCCGGGAGGCACCGCTGCTGCCGGCGGCGAACCCGGCGGCGATAACAAGCCGGCGGGGGAGAACGGCGGCCCCGATGCTGCGAAGGCGGCAGAGAAGTACCGCAGCCAGCGCGACGAGCAGCGCAAGCGCGCCGACGCCCTTGAGGAGCAGCTTAAGAACCTCAAGGCCAAGGGGGACATCGACCAGGTTATGCAGCAGCTCGAAGAGCAGCGATCCGAGGCAGAGGAAGCGGCCAAGAAGGCCGAGGCAGACCGGGTTAACTCGGTTCGCCTGGCCCAGGCGGGATGCGTCGATCTGGAAGTCGCCCTCTCCCTGCTCGACGAGAACGGAGACGTGGACGCCCTCAAGGAGTCCAAGCCGTACCTGTTCAACGCCAAGCCCAAGACCGGCTCCACGGGCTTCAAGCCCGACGGGGCTGCCGAAGGGGCCTCGGAGAAGCTTGCCAAGGCCCGCAAACTGGCAGGAATCAGGAAGAAATAGGAGGATAGCCCATGGCTACCGAATTTCCCGTCGAATACCTCACCGTCCTGGACGAGGTGATCGAGCAGGAGTCATTCACCACCAAGTACAACGTCGACGGCGCCGAGTTCGCCAACGCCAAGACCGTCATGGTGCCCGAGATCACCTTCGATGGCGGCACCGAGGAGTACAACCGCTTCAAGTCCGAGGGCAAGTCCGAACTGGCCTACGCGCCCTACGAGCTTGACTACGACCGCGAGAAGACGTTCTACGTCGATGCCATCGATGACGTGAACGAGGCGCATCTGCGTGTTCTGAATCAGGTCACCCAGTTCGAGCGCCGCTACCTCGTTCCCGAGGTGGACAAGAACTTCTTCACCCACATCGGCAAGAAGGCAAAGACCACCGGCACGGCGGCGCTCACGACCACCAACATCAAGGCCGAGCTGCGCAAGGCCCGCACCCAGATGGTGAACGCGGGCTTCGGTCGCGCCGACCTGTACGTGACCGCCGACACGCTGGGCATCTTGGAGGATGCTATCAACCGCGAGTTCGCGGGCGAGGGCGTCATCACCGACATGGTGGGCGCCTACAACATCTTCGACATCTACATGGTGCCCAACGAGCGTATGAACGGCCTCGATTTCGCCGTGATCGCCAACGACCCCGAGGTGATCCGCCACGTTGTCAAGCGAGCCGCGCACTTCTTCTTCGCGCCCGGCCAGCACACCAACGGCGACGGCTACCTCGACCAGCTGCGCTGGGTGTACGGCGATGTGACGCGCAAGAACAAAACCGCCGGCCTCTACGCCCACAAGACAGCCACTTCCAAGCCATCCAGCGGCCAGGGCGGTACAGGTCAGGGCGACCAGACGGATAACCAGTAGCAGCCATGGCCAAGGCACCGGAATACAGCTTCTACGTCGATACCTACGGAGGCCGCTCCATCGAGGGGGCCGACTGGAATGGGTACGCAGTCCGTGCGGCCGCGTACCTCACCCGCCTAGAAGCGCTCTGCACGGTCACGCCCTACGGCAAC